CAAGATGGCACTAAACGGAAAATATATATCTATTAAAACAATCATGGAAGAGCTGTACGCTGATAACGGTTATCAGTATGAGTTACCATGGGTAGATGCAATGATGTGGACTGAGGAAGCTTTAAATTTAATAGGGCACCCAAGACAATATGTTAGAAAAGTCACGGGACATAAAGAAAACCCTAACTTAGATATTAAGAACTATAGAGCACAACTACCTTGTGACTTCTATAAATTAGAGCAAGTAGCTGTTAACGGCCAGCCTGCAGAATATTCTGGTAATACCTTCCACCATTTAATGGAGGGAGGCTGTTGTGGTATAGAAGGTTTTACAAACCTAGCTGCCTATGTGAACGAAAGTAACTGGGGTACTATGGTGAAGACTACTGACGGCGCAGGTGCAGCAGTGTATGTAGAAAGAAACGAATCTCAATCAAATACGAGTGGGGGCCTAATGTCCTTCGATATGAATGATGTCATGCTAGGAGACTATGCGCCCATCACGTTTGATTTGAATAACAATAATATAACACTATCAACTAAAGAGGGTAAAGTGTGTATGGCTTATCTAGCTATACCTACAGACGAAGAAGGTCTACCTCTTATTCCTGATGATGTAAGTTATAAACTTGCAGTTAAGAAGTATCTTACTATGAAGCTTGATTATATTGAGTGGAGAAGAGGTACTATTGCTCCTCAAGTATTCGACCACTCGGAAAGAGAATGGATGTGGTATGTAGCTCAGGCAGGAAACAAAGCCAAGATGCCTAATTTAGATGGTATGGAGGCTATGAAGAATATGACAATGAGATTACTCCCTAGGATTAATGCGCATGAAACATTCTTTAAAAGTTTAGGTAAACCTGAAACAAGAAAAAGACACTAAGCTATGAAACAAAGCGCTCTAAATAATTTCAACAAAGGTATGACTAGGGATTTAGGTAAAACTGTCCCTCAATTAAGTACATACCTTGAAGGTAGGAATATAAGAATTATAGCTAACGAAGACTCTTTAGAGTCAGGTATAGTTGTTAATGTAGATGGTAATGCTTTCTCTTTTAAGTTAGAAGGGCCTTGCCCTCCGTTAAGTTTTTGCTATGAGGCTTGGGCAGCTCAAGAAGATTCTTGGGCTGTGTATGATGGGTCTACTGTTCCTGCCACTGATACATATGTGCACTATGTACCAACTGGTACTATATACTTTTATACGGGAGGGGTAGATGGGTCTTTTGATCATACCAGGCATGATGAGTGTGGACCTATGCCCTCAGCAGCGGATATTGAAGCCTCTTTAGGGCTATGTACTTATGACGCTATAGGGTGGACTACCATCAGGGATACATTGTATGTCTTTGCTACAAACGATTTAAGTTTAAATCCTGGAGGAGTAGACACAACTCTGGATGCAGATCCTAGCAGTTCTGGGGCTATATTCAAGATAGAATTTAACAGTCAAACAAACTCAGCAAGTTCTATAGAGATTGTGTACGTACACCCTGAACTTAACCTCACTAAGAGGCATCAGATAGAGGCTATAGGTAGGTATGAATCTAAAAATGTTCAGAGACTTTATTGGACGGATAACTTTAATACAGTAAGAACTTTAAATATTAAAGATCCTAATATAGAAAACCTAACCCCTGAAGATTTAGATATAAATCCTTCAGTTTCACTTTCTATGCCTGAGGTTGTAGGGGTGATGAGTAGTGGGGAGCTTCCTGCAGGTATGTACCAATATGCATACAGACTTAGAAGTGCCTCAGGGTCGGAGACTAGGTTCTCCCCTTTTACGGGATTTTTACATGTAGTACAGGCCTCCGAAGGGGGGACTGATTACTGGACGTACTCTGAAGATCCTGAAGATGTTACGGAATATGTAGGTACGGCGCCTGGGGTTTTATGCTCTAAGTCTGTCAGGTTAAAAATAGACAATTTAGATTTAGATTATGACACCTTAGAGGTGGCTGCTATATATAAAACTACAAAGGAAGGTATAAGTTCGTCTTACATATTCGCAAGGCAGTCTGTGACCGCTACCTCTACGGAGGTTGTACACAGCTCTTCCTCAGCTATAATAGGATTAGTTAGTTTAACAGAGTTAACTACTTTTAATTATAATATTAAAAAAGCTAAAACATTATCAACTAAAGATAACAGACTATTCCTAGGGAATGTAGTTACTCCTTTAGAGGAACTACCTTTCAATGCTAGAGCTATTAGATACAGAAGGGGGGACAGTCTTACAAACGTACACCATGACTACGATTCGTCGGGGGTTATCATGTCAACCTACATGGACGAGGCGTTTGATGAGCATGCCGCTTATGTTAAAGACCCTGATCTTTATCCTTCAGACTTTGAATTTACAGTAGAGGAAAACCTAGACGCAATCAACCCTTACAATGAGTTGATGGCTATTAATAGGAGTGGAGACTCTTATAAGTACCAAAAGGATGGGGTAACCTTAGGAGGTGAAGGTCCTCACGTATCTTATACCTTTGTTAAGAAGGTTATAAGTGGAGATAATTATGTTGAGGGGGTTCCTTCTACAGCAGCACCTTTTATAGATGTATCCGCAGAGGACTCCACCTGTACTACAGGTACAGATTGGTTGGATTACAAGAACCCTGTCATGGTAGAGGGATTCAAAGGTTACCAGAGAGATGAGGTGTATAGGTTTGCTATAGTTCTTCATGATCTTCAAGGTAATCCAGGGTTTGCTAACTGGGCGGGAGATATTAGATTCCCTGCATATAAAGATTTTGATACCACTGGTGGCGCAGACTTATATAATTTTAGTCTATCTCAAACTAGAAGTAAGGCTAACGCAGCGTTAGGGACAGATTATAGTTTAACGGGGTCTCAGAGTGGGGCATCTTACGGCTCAGATTTGGATCCAAATGGGGCTCTTACTGGAGTAGCTACTGCTATCCCTGGGGATTTAAGTTGGCTAGGGTCTGGGTATGGTAAGAATACAGACATAGATACTCACGAGATGTATGCGTTAGGGGTTGAGTTCACGGTCAATATACCTGACTCTATAAAACCTTTTATAAGCGGATATAGCATTGTTCGGGTTGAGCGTCTAGAGATAGATAAAACTGTACTTGGTCTTGGTATGGGTAGTTGGATGTATAGGTTTGGAGACAAAGAAGGAAGCTCTTTAGGGGAGACATTCCAGTTCGCGCACAGCGCTTATATGTCTACGTGGAAGCATGGAGATGTTTCATCGTCTTACGATCACGGGGAGTTGAGAAATAACATAATGAACATGGACAGCCCTGATTTTGTTCTTACAGGAAAGTATCCTACCGCAAGTGAATGTGATTGGGTGCAGGTTGTAGGTAGCTTAAGTACTGGGGCGTCTAGAAATGCATGGGAGAACGACTTTAAGTTTGACGGGGCAAATACAGGAACAGACGATGATTTCTATAGAAAAATGTACACTCATCAGGTTGCATACCAAGCTTCCCCTGAAAACCCAGAAGGAGCTATATTTATGGAGGGCTCTTCTAATACATCGCCTGACGCCAATGGGTCCTTTTTTAAGCCCTCGCTAGCTAAGAAATTCCCATCGGGAGGATCTCTTCCTGGGGGAGACTTATTAGATAATGGTATAAACAATATAGGTGTAGAGGTGAATGGGACAGATTCTCAGGACACATACTCTATAGGGTGCGATACTTTATATATGGAGTTTAAAGGGTACATGGCAAACGGAGAATGGGTAGGAGATGCGGTTCCGATGGCGAACGGTGCGTGGCAAGCCACAGCTTTCCCTTACTGGGAGTATTGGATAAACCCTGCGACAGGTGAAGATAACCCAAATCAAATATACTTTAACAGTAATGAGGAGTATGATGATGACGTGTCGTATTTCACTGGAAGTACTGCCTATGACACATCTCGAAGCGGGGCTGAATCTGATCCAGATGACCGACACAATAACCCGTGGGGAAGATCCAAGGTGCAGGCTAAACCTTTATTAGCGTGGAGAAGAGAGCGTCCTACTCAATACGGAGGTAATACTTATGAAGCTAGGAGTAGAAGCGTCTATATGAGCGCGGGAGTTTTTGTTCCTGCTAATATTGAAGATGCCTATGAGTACATAAACCCCTCAGGAATACCTTCAACGCATTACCCATCTACGGATGTGTGGGGAGGTGACATGTTTGTACACTTCTACGACTTTCAGAAAATGCGTAGATGGCAATCTGGCCAATCTCCTGATGACGCTTTTACGAACGGGGCAGGTAAAAAGCATTCTTTTTCTTTTGCTATACCCGTAGAAAGTACTATTAATATAGGACTAAGAACTGGATACCACTTTGCAAATAAAGATAACTTCACAGGTAAGCAGAATGATGACTATCAGCTGGATCAGTACGAGTACGATCAAGTGTATTCTGCAGAGGCAGATCTGCAGCAATTCTACCCTAGACCTTACAACTATGTAGAGTCAGATGAATATGACTCTAGAGTGCTGTACTCTCAATTAAAAACTAACGGGGATAAAGTAGATTCCTGGAGACAGTTCAAGATGGATGATTACAGGGATGTTGACGGAGCGTACGGCCCAATAAATAAGCTTACACACTTCTCAGATACTATATACTATCTACAAGATAGAGGTATAGGACGACTCTCTATTAATCCTGTAGCAATAACTACAGCCACTGACCAATCTTCGATTGTGTTAGGTACTGGAGCTGTTATTCAGGATAGTAAATACTTAAGTACAGGGGTTGGATGTAAACATCAATGGTCAGTTCTTTCAACTAACAAAGGATTATACTGGTTAGACATTCTAACTAACTCTATATACAAAATTAACAGTGAGGGTACTATGGAACTCTCTAGAGTTAAAGGTATGAAAAGTTATTTTGAAGGTGTTTTAGAGGGAAGTGAATTTTCCAACCTACCTACAGGAGATAATCCTGTGTACCATTCGGGAGTTACAACAGGATTTGACTCTAAAAACAATGAGGTTTTATTCTCTTTCTTAAAGAGAGAGCTTGTTTTACCCGATCCCTCGGATCCTCACGGTAAACCAGAGTTAGAGATAACTCTAGCGGAGACTTTAGTGTATAGTGAAACTACAGGAACATTCACATCTTTCTATGATTTTGCATCACCTTTCTTAATTGATACTCAAGATAAGTTACTGTCTATTCATCCCTCTCTTCAGCATAATGTATTCCTACATAACGCAGGAGAGTTAGGTTCATGGTACGGTATCGTATATGACTCTGTATTAAAATATATAGTTAATCAGTTCCCAACCGAAACTAAGGTGTTTGATTCCCTTGTTTGGCATATGGAGGGAGGAGTATGGTCTGCTATTTACTCTGAGACAGATTATCAGGAACCTACGGGAGGTCTTATGGAGTCTGAAGTTAATATGTGGAGAAGAGAACGTACATGGAGATCCCCTATAGCGAGGGCTAAGGATTTATCTAGGTTAAGGGATAAATATGTTATACATACATTTATATATGATAACACTAGAACCCTTAAATTTAGAGCTCATTACATAGAAACTAAGTTCAGAGTGTCAAAAAGATAGTAAAAATTTGTATATTTGAAGGATTATGCCTATACAACCTAATAAAGATAATTTAATAACTTACAGCTCCTTACAGGGAGATAGACGCTCATTCACTGGAGATCAGAGGAAGGACGACTATATAAATAAGCAATTACTTACAGGTAAGTGGGGATATGACGAGTCCTCAGGAGGGTTGTCTAGGTTAAAGGCCCCTATAAATGTATCTAAAGGAGAGAAAACTTTAGGTAAATCAGATTACTATGAGTCAGGGTACAACCTAAATGAAGAGGAGTTAACTCAGTCTTACATAGAGGGTACAAACAAAAGTCAAAGAGCTAAAGATTCGTATCTAAATTCAGGGCACGACGCTATAACTAACTTTGCTCCGTTTCAAGCTGCTGCATACATGACTCCCGCAGGTATGGGGGTAGGTGCCATGCAAGGTGCCACTCATTTACTTCCTGATGCATATAAATTTGCTAAAGACCCCTCATGGAGGAATGCAGCAAGTGTAGGTATTGATGCTCTAATGATGGCCCCTGGAGTTCCAGGAGCAGTAAGGGGGTTGCATAAACCTTTTAAAGATGCTAGAAAGATACTTAAAGAAGTTGATGGGTATGCTAACTTTGAAAACAGTTACGCGAGTTCTATGCTATCTAATAGTATGGATAATGTATCCCCGTTATCTAGAAAGTTGGTAGATATAGCCATGAAGAATGGGAATAAACACCCTACCATAAATAACTATCTAAGGGAAGAGGCACACAGCCTTAATACCAGTAACTCCCCTTTCTCTAGGTGGTTTGAAAACAGATCTAGAAAAGATTTTATACAATCGACTATACCTCCTTACCAAGAAGTACCGCTTTCTACCCTTGCAAGTAAGGGAGTATATAATAATATGGCGAGTAAGGTGGAGAACCTACAAAGAACCTGGAAAGGAGCTACTGTAGGGAACAACCCTTTAGTAAACTCTGTTAAAGGTAAATTCAATTACCCTGAGTTTGGTAACGGTATTCCTCAGCTTGGGCGACAATTACCTTTCCCTAAAGCTACTACTATAAGTGAGCATTACAAAAACTTACAGGCTTTTAAGGATAAAGGGGGACTTAACCCTAATACGTACCTTAAAAATGCTGAGCCAAGGATGGTTGGAGATATAACAGGAGTAGATATGACTAGCGGTCTGAGTGTGAAGGGGAATGCACGTCTTAATTATATAGAGAAAAGCCTGCATGAGGTGAAAAACATTCCTGCAGGAAGTAAGTTTGCGGAAAATTCTATATCCGCTGATGCCTTCCTACTTCAGCAGAGTCAGTTATCTAAATACTCAAAGGACTTTAATATTACACAAGGTGCAGGATATATGCATACTAATGGTATAGGGCAGAATGCTGCTAAAAAATACTGGTTAAAGCAGAGAGGTAAAACAAATAAAGATGTTGCAAAATTCACAGATGAGGCGGAAAGGTTAACACGTGAGATAGAGACGGCTCCTGGAAGTACATGGGAAAGTGCGTCTGCTGCCCTAAAAGACATGAACAGTAAAGCTCCTCAATGGTATAAAGATTTCTTAAAAGCTGAATCTAAGCAAGAGTTTTTGGGGGCAGGCTCCGACCTTGTTGTTGCCTCAGGAAAACCTCTTTGGCATAAGGATTTTGCAAAAGAGTACGTAAAGACAGCTAATAAAATAACGGCTAGGCAGAGTAAGATTCTTAATCAGGGCCTACCTAAAACCAAGATAGGGGCTGATGGAAACATCTATATACCTAGGATGGAGATGGTTAGAAAGGGAGGGTCTGCAGAGGTTTTAGCTAACAGAGTCCGCCCCGTAGAAGAACTTAAAACAAACGTACAAGTAAATGCAGCCAAAATAGGATTCGGAGGTTTTGCGGCTACAGAAATATACTCACATATGAAACCTAAGAAGAAAGAAGAATACAAAAAAGGTGGTTGGTTCCAGTCATCTAAAGCAGGTAGAGGAGTAAGGGATGTCGCGAGACTGTCAGTGAATTCTGCTCTTAACCCTATAGAAGGACTGGTAGGAACTGATTTTGGGTTTGATGAGAAATACGGATACAGTAACGATTGGGCTAAAACCGCAAGTAAAGTTACTGAAGGGGTTGGTTCTACCATAGGCGGAGTCGCCAACGCTTACGTAAATACTATAGTACCAGGGGCAGGAGCTGCCTTAAATCAGGTAGGGTCTAGTTTAGAGGCCTCAGGAGTAACTCAAGGGCAAGATGGGCCAGGGGCTATAGGAAAAGATATAGGCCAGGTTGCAGGTATATTTATGGGAGGAGAACCTCCTATTTCAGCTGAAGATGGAATGAAAATGAAGAAATACGGAACAGGTGGTAAGGCAGACTTAGAAGCTGAGGGAGGAGAATTAGTTCTTACTCAGGGAGGGATACCTAACGCAACGAACAATAACGCATCTATGACCAAGCTTGGTGATGGTGCTTTTAAAATAAATGGAAACTCTCACGGAAAAGGTGGAGTGGACATGGAGATGCCTAATGGGGAAAGTATTATAATCAATAAAGATGATGCACCCCTTGCTCAGAAATATATAAAGTATTTAGAGACGGCCAAAAAGGACTCCCAAAGTGGGGACTTTATAACTAAAGCTACTGGAGACTTAAATGTAACCAAGTACACTAAAGCTTTAGAAGGGGTTGTTGCTTCGCAGCAGGCTAAAAATGGAAATAAAAGTAATGTTATGAAAGCTAAATACGGCAGTAAATTCAATAAGTATAACCACGGAGGAGAATTTTCTGGGGAAGAGGATCAAGATAGAATTCACTCAAGACCTTCTAAAGGAGTAAGTTTTTTAAATAATGCTTTTAATCCTAAAAAGTTTTATGGTGTTGGCGAGGAATATACAATTCCTGCTGAAATAGATCTGCCTGAAGGAATATCATCTTCTATGTACGGATTAGGGTTTGACCCTCAAAGCATCCCAGGAAATGAAGCAGGAGCTTACTCTAATATGGATCGATCTGTTTCGCGCCCTCGAATTGATATAGAGGGAAATTTTAGCGGCCGACAGAACTCACATCTAGGATCTACATTTAACAGAAACCGATCGTACAGAGATGGAGGTAAGTATATGAAGGCCTATGATGGTATGACATACAATCCTGATGAAAATATGACACTATCTGAGCCAAGACCTAATGGATACTCACAAGGTCATGACCAGCAAATAAGTGTTCCTGGGGCTATGGATTTTGCTTCTTTTGGAGGCGGTAATGTAGATCAGGTGCAAGCAATGGGGAATACCGCTCCAGCACCTGGACAACAGGTAGATAACGAATCAAGTATAGGTGTCTTCTCAGATTACGCTAATGGAGCAGCATATTCTACAGGACCTTTCCCAGAAGAAATGCCTGAAGGGTACACTACTCCTGACAATTATAATATTACAGGGTATCCTCCTGCAAAAACTGAAGGAGGAAACAACAGAGGAGGTAGGTTTGATAAACTTAAGGAAATGTTTAAAGGTAAAGGGTTAAGTGATTTCGCTCCCTACGCTTCTTCTGCATACAACATAGGAATGGGAGCTGCAGGTATTATTAATCCTGCAGAAGGATTAGACCCAGAGAAGTATACCACTGACAAGTTAAAGGACCCTAAGAGAATAGATCCGTACGCACATACAGCGAGCATGAACCAAATGTCTGCTACATACATGAATAACGAGTCTGACCCTAGGAGAAGACAAGCATACGCTTCTGCGGCTGCATCGGGTGTGTCAAAAGCATTCAGTGAGGTTGATTATGTAAATAGTCAAAGACAGTATCAAACAGATACAGCTAATGTCGACATAGATAAGGGTAATAACCAAATGAGACTGGGTATTAAAGAATATAACACTAAATTAGCAGCTGCTCCTTATGAGTTTTTAAAGGAAGGGTTTAGCCAAGTGGCTGACACCTCTCTAGCTTTAGAAGGTAATGAGACTCTTAAAAGTATGTCTGGGACAGCAAACTATGAAATGGGGCAATATATACAAGGCCTTTCTCCTCAAGAGAAGGTTGCATTTGGTAAACTATTAAAGGAACATTCATAATGGGAGTAAGAGGAATTACGGGAGCTATGATGGCAGGGCCAATGAAGCAAACCAAACTCGTACCATTTGCGTACGACCAAGTAAGACAAAGAAATTTAGACTTAGAAGCCTCTAGGGTTTCAGGTATGGAAACTTCACTCGAGCTTCAGAACGCTATGGAAGCTTTAGGATCTATCCCTGGTACAGAAGATGACGCAGAAGCGCTAACCAAACCCTTCCAAGATAGGCTAGATAAAATACACGAACAATACGGTAACGACTTAGGTAGAGCCGCCCCTGATCTTCAGAGGCTGGCTTTTGACTTTATGTCCAATAAATCTAAAGAGAGTAAAGAGCTTACTAAAGCTGGAGCCTCTAGAGCGTCTCTTCAGGCCTCTATCGACGCAATGATTACAGCGGGTACATTAGACTCTAACACTGGTGCTGCATATTTGCAGAAAGCCACGTCTGAGTTTAATACATCCCTAGATGCATACAAAAAAGGGGAAGGGGAGATGTTCTCAAGTGCCACATTTAACGGTACACCTGTAGCAACTCCTTCTATTAAAGATGATATTTTTAAAATTCAGCCTTTAATAAAAGCGGAGAAGTACGAAGAATTTGGATACATACCACAAATAGGTAAAGATGAAGAGGATAACGATGTTGTAGTAGGTTATGTGGATGGCGAGACTCAAGTTAAATATAGTACTGCTGAGGCTAGGAAGCGTCTTACATCTCATATGCTTAAAGCTCTTCCAGGGTACGAAGATTATGCAGCTCAACAAGTAGAGTTAGGTTTAGCAGGACCAGGATACGACGGAGGAGGATTAATGGGTATAGAGAAGAAAACAAACCCATTATTACAGCCTTTAAGCGATGACCCTAAAACAGCTAAGCGTCAAATAAGCGCAGCAGGCGCTGCAAATGAGAACGACTACCTACAAATGCAGAGACTAGAAACTGCAAGAAAAAGTAGTGAGCATAAGAAAAAAGTAGCCGCAATTGCAGAGCAATACGGAATGAACCCTGAAGAGGCTGAAGAAGCTTTAGCAAATGCTAGATGGAAAGAGCTTCTTTCAGATGGAGTTATAGATGATATAGCAGAAGCTTCCGCTATCGGAGCGTTTAGAGAGCAAACTATTGCGGTTCAAAAAGACCCTAAAAAAACTACTCAAAAAACCTCTTTAGAACACGAAGACCTTCCATATAATGCAGGAGAGACATACACCACGGATGACCTTCAGGTAGGGTCTAGACCTAACTCAAACAGTTCTGCTGTTAAAGAGAAGTTAGACTCAGAGACGGCTGTTTTAGAGGAGAAAAGAGCAATACTTGCTGACCCTAATACTAGCCCAGAAATGAAAGAGACTCTTAAAGGTGAAATCGCTGAGCTAGAGACTAGTACACATAATATGTCTACAGCTTACACTCCTTTTAAGGTAGCAGAGTTGTTAGAAAGAATGGATAGAGCTGCATTTAGCGCTAAGATGGCTTACTCAGCTTCAAACCTTATCTTTGGAGAGGATATGACTTCTGCGGAGGTTGTAGAGGCAAGAGATAATGTAAATAAATCTTTAATTAGTTTCTATAATCTTGACGCAGCTTACAAATCAGACAACAATAACATAGATGTAAGTACTTTCTCTGAGGATATGGGGTTAATGTTGAATATGAGCGAAGAGGACTTACAAACTAGGCTTGCAGATCCTGAGCACATATTACCTACAGGTACTAAGCTAGCTGATATAGCTCACATGGCTAAAGATGTTAGAACCAAGTTCGCTAGATTCGAAGATTTAGAGTCCCTAGAAAGAACTGCAGATTACTATGTACCTTCTTTGGACGGTGAAGGAGAAAATATGGAGCCTGAAAGAATGGCTTTAGATAGGAGAGGTGCAGCTATTGTTGCAGGAAACCTAAGACCTACGGATCCTTTAAATGAGAATGTATATATAGGAGATATTGTTAAAAACGAGCTCTCTGATATTGCTAAAACTATAAATCAAGATTTCGGGGGAGAAAATAACTCTGCGTTATGGGCTCCTCAAACTTACTTTGCAGGATACTTCGACGGTAAGCCTACCTATTTAATGGATATGGCGTACTACCAAGATTCTAAAGGAGGGGTGCCTAAAAGGATACCACTAAATCTTATGAATAAATATAAGTATGGTGGAGAGACATTTAAGTCTACAGGTGGTAAACGTCTAGTTCATTTAGGAGATAAAGGTACTGAAGCTGCTCAAGACTTTGCTACACAACTTAAGGAGAATGTTAAGTTTAATCTACAGGCAGGTAAAGTGCAAGACGCACTTAAGTTCGCTGAGGATGCAGAGCGTTTAAATCTTAATATAGAGATGATGCCACAGCTTCAAGGGACAAGTATAGAGTCCGCATTGTCAGAAGACTTCTTAAATAGCTCTTCAGGGACTATTGGGAAAGTAACCAGAACAGTTCCTAGTAGTTTTATAGGTGCAATCACAGACGGCGAAGGTAATGCTGTATATGACCCAGCTGTAAACAGACTTAAGGTAGAGAAAACCACCAACCCTGATGGGCGTGAGGAGTACTCAATGTACTATCTCCCTTCTTTAGAGGATGAATCTGGAGAGGTAGCTAATGTACGAGAATACTTAGAGCACGGAGGTCAAAGGTCTTGGGGTAATTTAAGTGATTTAATATTCGGATTAATGGGAGGTAGAAAAACTGCAGAAGAGTATACAAGAGCTCTTGGGCAGACTTTACTAGAAAAAGAAAATGAAGACTAATGGCAGATCTTAGTAACTTAACAGTAGCTCCTAAAACAACCCAACAACCTTTAGGTACAGATAATTTACCTGCAGGAGCACCCGAACCTTTAGATGTACCCAATATAACCTTTAGAGGGGTCAGTGACCCTTCTTTAGGTAGGGAGGCGTCAACAGGGCTTAGGGATTTAGTCTCTAAAGCGGGGTCAGATTTCACTATCACAAGTGCTTCTAGGGGGGATTCCTCTAGCTTGCACGGAACTGGGAATGCTATTGATTTTGGGGTAAAGGATAAGGACGGTAAAGATTTTCTGAACTTCTTCTTTGACGATGATGCAGGTACTAAGATAAGTAAAGCTGGTAGTCAGTTTTTAATTAACAATAATGCAGAATTAATAGATGAAAGAACTAATCCTGATGGAGAGCATTTTCATTTAGAATTCAACTCCAAAAATGGCCCTAATTTTATTAATGCAGACGGAGAGCAATCTGTGTATGAAGACGGAAAGCTTACTAGTTCAGGTGACTACCCTATATTCGGAGTTCAAAACTCTTTTAAAGAGAACCCTTTCAATCTTAGCTCTTCTTACGCTGAAGTGTACAATGAGCTATTAAAGGAAGGTGCTAAGTCTTTGGATATAAGCCAAGGAAGTCCTTACATGTCTATGATGAATAGACCTAAAAGTAACGGGCCTGAAGCTAAGGTTAAGGGTAAAACAGATTTATCTAACTACTCGATAGAGGATAAGAAAGAACCTAAATTTGACCCTTACAAAAGTGATGGTATAAAGGCCTACGGTAAAAAAGGTAAGGCTGTTCAGTATTATAAGGATAAGGATTGGGAGTGGAATTCAAATATATTAGAACATAAATCTGAGGCAGGCTTCAGACAAGAGCAACGTGACCAAGGAGTTACCATGTTTGAAGGTAACAACAGAACAGAGGCTGCAGGTAGGCTTCAAAGTAATTGGAATAAACTAGGTAGAGGGATGGGAACAATGGCAACTAGTTTTGCTCAGGTTGTTTCCGCAACAGAAGCCTCTATACTTGTAGGTATTCCAACAGCTATAGCTACAGGTAGGTTTAGTGGTATATACTCTAACCCTGTCAATACAGCTATAGAAGAAATGGTTAAATGGGAGGGAGAGAAATACCCCCACCATGACACCGAAGAGCAGAAAAATACCACTGTAAATGCAAACTTTTGGACAAAGCAATTACCTCAAGGAGTTGGATTCCTAGCAGGGGCAGCTATGTCAGGGGGTGTTGCAGCTGAGTGGAAATTAGGGGAGAAAATGTTTAAAACCTTAAACAGAGTTAACCCTAAATCTATCTGGAGAGCGAAAGCTGCCCAGTGGAGGGCCCAAAGTTTAGGGTTGTCTATGGAGAAGTCTAGACGTATGGTAGATATTCTAGGAAAGACCGCTACAAGATCGAAAGCAGCTAACTTTTATGGTGCAGGTATTATATCTGCAGTAGGAGAGGCAAGTATAGAATCTAATAGTATTTATTGGGGAAGTGTCAAGCAGATACAAAACCTAAGAGATTCAGGAGACCCTAGGTATGTGAATATGAGTGACGAAGAGGTGGAAACCGCAGCAGCGTCTTACGCTAATGTAGGATTTTTAGCTAACGTCGCTGTAGTAGGATCTACTAACCTTTTAATGTTTAAAAACCTATTTAAGGGTGGCTACAAGAGTACTTCTTCTAATATTCTTAAAGGATTAATAAAACGTAGAGGATTAAAACTAGGTACTAAGGAGTATTCAAAAAAGAGATTATTTACTCAAGCTAAATTACTGGCTTTAAAGAAGCCTTTAGCTGAGATGTCTGAAGAGTGGGCCCAATTCGCAATAGAGAAGGGTGCTCATGATTACTTTGATTACGAATACAGACCAGATAAAAAAGGTGTTGCAAGTCTTATTGAGGGATTTGTAGGTATTACAGGTTCTATGGGTAGAGGGATTGCAAAAACCCCTACAGAAGTAGAAGGTAGACAGTCGATGCTTCTAGGCTTCTTGTTAGGATTCCTAGGTGAGCAAGGTGGAAGATTCACAGGATCTCCTACAGAAGCTCAAACATGGGTAGCTAAATATGAGAACACTAAAAAATTAGTAGAGGATTTTAACATCCTAACGGAAGACGGCGAGCTGTATAGACATGTAGAAGCTATGGCAAGATTGGAAGCCAGTGAAGGAGCTCATCTTGACGCTTTGGAGAAAGGTGATATACATCAATCTAAAAACCAAGAATCCATAAAACTATACCATACACTTAAACTAGCTCAAGAGTTAGGTCAGATGGATGTTATAGAGAGCATATTAGAGGATGCTTCCAAAATGTCTGAGGACGAGTTTGGGGAAACCTTTGGTATTGCAGGTTACGAAAAAGGAAGTGAAACTGATAAAGATCTTCTACCTAATAGACTAGATGTTAATAAGCAGATAGACTCAATTAGGTCTAAAGTAAAAGATTTCAAATCTTCTTTCTCTTCAGTAGAGGAGGGTATAGATTCAATTATAGAAGACATAGCTAAGAAGTTCAAAGGAAGTCCTGAGGATTTGGCTAAAGCTTTACCTTATTTAAAATCTGTTTTAACTTATTACTCTTTCATGTCTAAGGATATGGATAAAAGAGAGGCTGAGGTTAAAGCTGAGATGGCTGATTTATCAGGAGGAATTCTTAATGTAACTGATCTGGACAGCATATCCACAGAACAAGACCCTAAAGAAGGTGAGTCGTTTTGGGATAAGGCAGCAGCGATGTATAAAGAGAAAGCCTCTGAGTGGGAGAAGTCTAAAAACCCTACCACTATAGACAAGGTTAAAGGTATGCAACTATTTATAGATGCAATGCGTATTGGCGAGTCTAAGAGACATTTTAGAGAGCTTGTTAATGGATTATATAATAGCCCTCAAGACACCTTAAACAAGGCTGCAAAGGCTGCTCCAGAAGTAGCAGTGGCTAAAGCAGAAGAGCAAGCTAATCAGACTGTACAAGACGGTAAATCTGAGGAAGAAATCGCAGAGGAATTAAAAAGACAGGAGTCAAATTCCACTGAAGAGGCGCCAACAGCTCAGGAACCTACGTTTGAAGAGGGAGCTCAAGAGCTGGCTAAAAAATTAGGTGTAGACTTCTCTATGATAGAAGGTAGCGGACCTCTTGATGCGAATGGTAATCACACCATAACCAAGAAAGATGTAAACGCATACGCTAAGAATAAAACAAAGAGTGTACCCTCTAAGATAGATGACATAATAAAAGAGCTTACGGGTAATCAAGACTTTATTAAACTTTCTGAGGATGGGTCACATTATATAAACACTAAAACAGGAAAACAATATAGACGTGTAACTCACACAATAACTGAGACTGACCCTGAAGAATCTCCAATGCTTAAGAGCGCGCAGGAGATAGGGACAGCTATCGATGAGTTTGTTAGGGATTTCTTTAGCCCTCAAGGTTTAAAAAAGATGCGTGCATATACTTTTGCTCCTGGACCTTTACTTTATGAATTTGAAAGTCACCTCAAAGAGCTTGAAGCTGGCTTTAAGTCTAGAGGAGAGACAGTAATTTCTGATGATATTGTTTTATACAACGATGAGTTAGGAGTTGCAGGTACAGTAGATTTACTTACATATGATAAAGATGGGGTCTTCCGTATTTATGATATGAAGACTATGAGGGGAGATCAGCTAGTGGATAAATACCCAGGAGAGAATATCCCTAAGTACGAGTCTACTAAGTACGGAGTATCAAACAAAGAGAAACATCAAAAACAGTTGTCTGTTTATAGAATACTTTTAAATAACACCCACGGTGTCTTGGCTACAGAGTTAGTAGTGTTAGCTATTCCTATTTACTACCAACCAGGAGCCTCTAAAACTAGTAGATTACCTTCCTCTAAAAAGCCTATTAAAAAGGTTGAGGTAGAGATGTTGGATAAAGTAGAATTACCTAGGAATACTACAGATGCAATTCTTAACAAAGCTAAGTCTAAGGGAGAGCAAACTGTTCCTCCAGCACCAGAGAGCCCTGTTAAGAAGTCCACAGAGAAGGAAGCTCCTATCCCTGATAACGCTCAAGATGATTCTCAATCTATTGAGGAGCAGATAGATAATGTTGATAACTCAGCTGGATTTCTATCTACAATACTTAAGGCAGCTTGGAAGTCTACTAGAAATTACTTCAACGGCGCAGGTAAAGATAAAGTAACCTCTGACTTTTTAGAAAACCCTAAAACGGGGAACATGAAAGGTAAGAAAATATACTTTGAATTTGATTTAGACTACATGCTGTCTCAAAAGAAGACTGCAGGATTAGTATCTAAGGTTAAAAACAAAGAAGATTTAACTGATGAGGAATTAGGAAGGTTAGCTATTAAAGGAGAGATCCAAGTAGCTAATGAAGATGGCCCTGTAGTAGTGTATGTACACGAAGAGGGACATATTCATAAATTCATGAAGCCTGCTCTCCAGGATAAGGCTATTAAAGACTTATTGGAATATAGAAGAGCTATTTACAAGGCTTATCAAGAGGGTAAAACCCCTACAACCACTATCACTAGAATGTCTGGTGGTCATATAACGGTTAGAAAGAACAAGGATGGTAGTTTCGAGAGAAACAATCCAAGAGTTGTTGTTAATGGTGGGTATACTCAAGGTAGAAAAGAGAAATTAGTTCTTTTAGCTAACAGTAATACTCAGTACACGGACGAATCTAAAACTCCTCACCCTGGGCTTATCGATTTCCAAGGAAGTCCTGCAACCAACGGGGCTATTTATACTATCTTAAAGATGGCTAACGGTAAGCCTTTCCCACTTAGATTATTTGTATCTAATGTGAGTAAGGATATGGCTAGTGTTATTGTAGATATTTATATAGCAAAGGCTACAGGTAAGCTTAAAGCTTTAAACTCTAAAGTAGCTAAAGAGGATCTAGAAGGCTGGTCAGGTAAAAGCCCACTAGTTGAAGAGTTCATGAAGTACTTTGGGAGTAGAAAGGGTAGAGGTACATACTCTCAAATGTTAAGTTTAATCACGTATGAGGGTAATACTCCTGCATTTAAGTTTGATTTAAAGGCAAAAACATTAACTTTGGGGGATATGACTATCCCGCTTGCTGAAGTAGAGAGTCGTAAGGAAGAGATAGTTACATGGATAACGGAAAACAAAAGGTTTAACGTTAAGATGTCTGAAGCTAACAGCGTTAACAACTACGCATATAATGACTGGTTGGCGGATAATGGTATTATCTACACCAACGCTAGAGCTTTTCAAGCTACAGGTTCTTCGTTTATTCAGCCTTCTCTAGAGTTTGGGCCCATAGAAAGCGAGGACAGAAAACCTTTACCTAAGAAGACTGCTAAACCTAAAGCTAAACCAAAGGCTGCTCCAAAGAAAGCTGTAGAGGAGGCTCCTGGAACTGAGGGTAAGACTGAGTCAGCTCTTATGAAGGATGCGGAAAGCTTCCTAGATGAGATTGGATTTTTTGGTGGTGGAGAGGTAGAAGCTACTACGAAGACTGAAAGTGAAAATAAAGAAGATGTCAACTCTACTGTTGATAATATGCTTAAAGGCTTTGAGACTGCAGATGAGTTTAACCTTAGTGGTTTTACATTAGTAGAGGATGAGTCAGTTTCCAACGAGGATAAAACCTGTGGAGGTTCAATATTTTAAATAAAAAACAATGAGATGTAGTTTAGTAACGGATGACTTTAAAAACCCTTACGCTTCAGTTAAAGCGGGAGTTAAGACAGTCAGAAATGGTAAAGTATCTATTCAAAATAGCGATCAGTTTTCTTCTTTATACGCAGAGCTCTACAACTTAAATAAAACCACCGAAGAGGGGGTTGATGTTGTTGCAGCTAAAAAGGCCTATGAGTTATATAAGACAATCGAGACTCAAGATTTCTTAGACTGGTTTGAAGAAAGTGAGTCTGGGCATAATGTAAACTCACAAGGAGAACCAATGCTCCTTGGGAATAAACACTACAACTCTAAAGTAAACGGTGAGGAGTCTTTTTGGCATGTATCGGATACTAATAAGGCTACAGCAACGGAAAGAATTCCTTTAGGTTTGAAGAGAATCCCTGGAATGTCTGCTTCTCAGATTTTAGAAGCAACTGAACGGTTGTTCGCAGAGATCCTTAAAAACAATACATACACTATACAAGATTTCACAGACCTTAAGCACATAAACTTTGATGTGTTAGCTAAGGCTGTTACGTTTGGTAAGTTTTATCTTCCTATGAAGGTTAAAGCTGCAGGCGCTGTATATCCTGCAGCAATGCAAGATATGTGGGATAGAATGTTCACTGATTTAATCTATCACGACGCTACAACTGGTACGCCAGTAAAGAATAGTGAAGGGGAATACTTCTTGGATAAACAAAACTCTAAGTTACTAGAGCTAGTTGTGAGGAGAGTATCGTCTGCTTCAGGTGTACAGGCCGTTGAAGACAATGAGCCTACGGCGGCTTTAAATATAACACCTGCACACTTTACTAACCCTAAAGACTCTGCAGCTGCTAATATAAAATTACTTATTCAGTCCCTATGGAAGACTGAGTGGGTAGATGTAAACGGTAAGGCGGTTGTAAAGATCTCCAAATCAGCTACATTAAAATCTAGTACTTTAGTAAATGCTACGAAAGTTTATGCTCAACTACAGTCATACTTGGCTGGAATTCACCCTAAAGAGGGAGAGTTTGATGCACTGCCTGCGTTATTAGAGAAGTTAGAAACTCTATTACCTTATCACGCAGAATACGCAGAGCTGTTGAAGATTTTAAATGATCCCGCAACTCCTGAGTACAAGAAGACTCAATTTGTTCAAGCTTTTTATAGACCATCTCTAGATTTCTCTACTACATTTGTAGATAAACAATCTAAGTACTCTACGGTGATAGGATCACCAGACGTACAGTCAAGTGAGAAGGATATACTAGCTTCATGGCAAGTAAATTTTGAGAAAAAGTTACTTTCTGTAAGTAAAGCAGGTAGAAAAATACTTGATTTAGAGGCAGCTGAAGAGGCCCTAGCTAATTACAATAAATTAGTAAAGGAAATTGGATACGCCCGCAGAAATGATCTTCCGTTAACACAGTTTGACGGGAAAATATTAAATTTATTAGACTCTATAGGCGTTACAATGTCTAAAGCAGCTCTAAAGTACCACATTCTGAATACATCTACCGAGGAAGACCCTACAATAGGGTACACAATGACGATGTCAGGATTGAATTATGTCTTCCAGAGTAGTAAAGCTACAAGCTCTACCACTGTATCCAACTTAATAGACAGCGCTAAGAAGGCTAAAGCCTCTAACAGCAATAGACCTGTCTTAGAGGATGAGGAGGGTGACGTGAGATCCATAATCACAGACGAATCAGGTATCAATACTCTAGCTTTAGCAGAGGCTGTATTCAAGGAAGACCTTGTTGACAACACTGTGTTAGGCCCTGGAGGGAAGTTATACTGGAAGTACGGATTATACAGCTTTCTTCACACAACAATTGACAAACTACATAGAGGAGATACCTCATATTTAGAACAACTAGAAGCTTCTCCTTATACATCCAACTCGAGATGGGTTAGATGGCTGAGGGATGAAACTGTAAAGGAAGGTAAACTAAATAGAGACAACTTTAAGCTTGTGCAGTTCTTGCACATGGTGAACACAAGTACAGACTCTCAGGGTAAAGCATACACAGAGCTTTTAGGACCTGATCATATGGTGAATGCTATAACCAGGTCTATGAAAGGGCTTCATGGTACTATAGCTAGAGGGACATCTTCCACTGATTACGCTATACAAGGCCCACCAATCGAGGACTCGGGTGTAATCTTTGAAGACGACCAAATCTCTTTTGAGAATTCCACTGTACTAGATGTATTTAAGGAGTATATAACAGCAGATTTAGTTGCTCAGAGGCAAGCCTTTGAGGATGTTAAGAATGCTGAGGCTACAGGAGACATGACTAGAATGATTTTATTCTATCACTATCAGTTAGATAATAATAACAAGGTAGTGTTCTTCGATAAGAATGGAGTTCCCACTGGAAATGTATTCAATCCTAATACAATGGTATTCCCTGAGCTTGGGTATAACGCTAACGAGAAAGGTGAGGCTACAGGTCTGGCTGCAGAGTTAGGTATCTACGGTCAGAACGGTGATACTAGAGGGCTTCCTTTTACTATCGAAAATGATAAAGACGCCTCCGTACTAAATAACCCTAAAGTTGAGGCCCTTATTACGGAGTCCTTCAATAGAATTTACATGCATAACCTAAATAAAGCAGATAAGCTAGGGGTTATGTCTCCTGTTAATGGAGTGGTTATAAATAAAAGGATTGAAAAGGGTCTTATAGATAACACCCATTCTGATATAGAAGCACAACATAAGGCAGGTAGAGTATTAGGTAATTATGTCCTAAACTCTATGATTGCTACTAGAGAGTCTATAAGTTTATTTGTAGGCCACCCTGCGATGTACAAGTCTGTGGAGGATATGCCTAAAAGAACAAGTCATTTCACCACTCCAGTATCTAAGCTTAGAATTTATAGAGATTCAAACGATAAGTGGGAAGTTAACCCTCACTACCTGCATGCAACTGTAACTGATATTGAGGCCCCTTCTATGGTTAGCCAAGATCCTAGATTCAGAGACCTTGTAGGAGATGAGATAGCTGACCTTTGGGAAGGCGAAACAGATATAGCAGATGCAACCACATGGGTTTCTCCTACTTTGTTTAAGCAAAGAGAGAAAGGTGTTGGTAAATGGAATGACCTACGAGATGCAGCCTTCAATAGAATAATGCAAGGTAAAGGTACTCAAGCTGATTTCGAGAACGCAATGTTCACACCTATTAAAGGTACAGTGAGAGGTATGGTGGCTAAAGGTTTTTATGTTATCCCTAGGATAGAGAAAACTGCCTACATGCCCTTATGGCCTGCATTAGTAAATACCACATCTCTTCAAGCAGTATACGATACTTTACTAGAGAAAGAGTCAGAATACAAAAAAGAATACGGAGAAGAGATTGGGGCTCAAATAGGATTGATAAGTTCTGTAAAAACTGGAGCAAACACTGTAGGTAAGATGGATGATAACGCGGGTAATCTTTCTATGGGAGATTTAACGTTCACTTCTGAGAGCCATGAGAGTTGGGGATTAGCTCAGGATTTACCTACGAAAGGATTTAAACCTACCATTGTAGGTTCTCAAGCTAAGGTTAACATTATGGCCAACATAAATCCTGAAGGGATATATGGAGACCTTACTGGTGAAGAATGGCTAGCAGAAGCTCATGATGTAGAGAGACAGATCTCTGACCTAGGTTTAATTGAGTTCGCAGAGGAGTTTGGTATTGAGATTACAAGAGACTTTGATGGAGTTCCTTCAGGAGTCGTAAAAGATAAGACCTTATTCAGACAAGCCTTAGCGTCTAAGTTTTTAGAGGCTGATAACATGAACATAGTAGAAGGATTAGAGTCTGGGGAAGTTCCTTTAGATGCTATATTCCAAGCTAGACAGAGATTTCAGTCTATCATAACAAACGGACTTAAATCTAAAGCGGTACTGTATAAATCCTTAGGAGGATCATTTGCTCAGATGTCTGCATTTGGTTTAGGGATAGATGAAAATAGATATGGAAACCTAAGTGACTCTGTTAGAGGGAAAATTAGATGGATAGTTCCAACAAGCAGATTGAAGCCGCCTAGGCTAGACATGAAGAACAAGAAAGTTCTGCCTGGACAGATACTTTTACCTTATAAATATGTTAAAGATATAAAGGGGTATGAGAATATGACTGATGAAGAGTTAAGGTCTAAGATAGACCCTAAAGCCCTACAGGTTATAGGTTATCGTATTCCTAACCAGTCTGTAGCATCTATGGATTCGTTAGAGATAGTAGGTATTTTACCTGAGGAGATGGGAGACACTATTGTAGTGTACGAAGACATCACCGCTAAAACAGGGAGTGATTTTGATATTGATAAAGTATTCTTATTACTACCTAATCTTAGAATAGATGGGCCCGCTCACGGAAACACAGGAAACTTAGTTAGAGTACCTTCTAATGAAGAGGGTAAAAAGTCTTTAGAGAATAGAAGAATAGAGCTATGGGAAGATGCATTACAAAGTAAGGATAACATGGCTCAGGTTATGTACCCTACGGATGCTAACTTCCTTAAAGACGATGCTAACGAGATTAGAAAATTAATAGAAAGTAACAACCCAGAGACAGACAGTAAGGGTAAAGATATAATGTTAGGACTTAAAATGATAAGCCCTGACTATCAAGAGTCTTTAAGAGAGAGGTTTATTATAGGTCAGAAGATGGTAGCTGCAGTAGCTAACAACATTGTAGACCAAGTAAACTCTACTCAATCAGGATTCTACCTTAACTCGGATATTGGGATTGGACATAGGTTTAATTTAGGTACATCTGAAAACCCTTTATGGAGGACTTCCTTACATGAAGAGCAGTCAGAGAATATGCACCACTTTATAACTCAGCTTCTGTCTGCGTATATGAACGCCAATGTGGATATTGAGAAAGATCCTTATATATACTACACCAACTTCAACCCTAACACATCTAATATAGGATTCCTATTACTTAGAGCAGGTGTGGATTACAGGTGGGTAAATAGATTCTTAGCTCAGCCTGTACTAAGAGAGCTTTCAGATCAAATGAACGCTTTAGGCAGTGAGTCTCTCCCAGGAAAGAAGGGGTTCAAAGAGGCGTTAGCAAGAACCAAGTCTGTGTTCTTCCCTAAAGCAGAGGTGGAGGGAGCTAGAAAGACATACTCAGGCTTTGTAACTAAGCTTGAAGATAACCAAGTGTTTGTGTTCGGGAGTAATCCTGAGGGGAAGCACGGTAAAGGTGCAGCCAAAGCTGCTATGAATTTCGGGGCTATATACGGCCAAGGAGAAGGAATGCAAGGACAGTCCTACGCGTTACCTACTAAAGATTTAAGGGTTACAGAAAATAAAGGAATGCGCTCTATCTCTGAGGATGATATAGCAGATAGTATTGAGCAGCTGTATAATGTTGCAAGAGAGAATCCTGAAAAAGAATACCTAGTTAATGACTACTCAGGCAAAAACCTTAACGGGTACACAGGAGAAGAGATGGCAGAGATGTTCACTATCTACCAAGGGAATGAAATTCCTTCTAATATTGTGTTCAGTGAGAAGTTTGAAAAACAAGTAGCTGAAGTTCTAGAGATAAACTCACCTGTAAAAGAAGAAATTGAAGAAGAGGAAGAGTTAGAAGAAGAGGTAAGATTAGAAGAAAAATTAACTATACCTATTTTAAATAGACTACTAAAAGATGACTCTGCAGATGACTTTTATGAGCTACAGGAGTATATCTTAGACCAGTTCGGAGAACTTAAAGATGTTGCTGGACCTGTATTCTCCCAACTACTTGCTACTAAGGTGAGCACTAAAGGGGCAGGTAAAAGTTTAATAGAGGCAGCTGTAATGAGAGAGAAGAAATTGGAGGCAGACAATAGTGATGTGTTCGAAGGATTCTCTAATAAATTTACTAATACAACTCTAGAGTCTCAGTATAAGAATTCTGTAGACTTCCTATTAAATACCTTTGAGGGTGAATTCCTATCCAACTCTCCGTTTATGGAGAATGGACTTAACGCCATACTAGGGGTTACAGGGAGCACAGGGTCTCAAGATGTAGAGCTACGTACAAGGATTACAAACAAAATGTATTCTTATGTATACAGTGGATTCTTCAGTAGAGGTATGGATGTAGACTCAGTATCTAAAGGGATGTTATTTAATTCCACTGATAATGCAGCTTTCGTAAGAGAATTCAGAGTGATGCAGGAAAAGAAACCTAATAGCATATTATTAAGTATGCTGGGAAGTAAGTTGAATCACAATGCAGGTTCGGAATTCAAGAACCCAAGTTATATTACTGCTAGGGGTACTAAGAGTGTTCCTTCTGATGTTATGAATTTAGCATACAGAGAGTGGGAAGAGATGTATCTAAACAAAGAGACAACTAAGTTCGCAAGTAAGATGGTTAGGATGGCATTTATATCTTCAGGTTTTGGAGACTCGCTAGCGTCTTTCCATAAGATGATACCTATGCAGTGGAATATCGATAGTGGTTTTGCAACCTACGTAAAAGATGTTTCAAACACCCTAAGAGAGGACGGATCTGGTATATTCCTTAATGATATGGTATCTCAGATACTTAGACATGAATTCGATAACAAAGCTTTTGTAGAGGATTTCTCTGATATGGCAGGGGTATGGAATGTGTTTAGAAGCGCTGAAGATAATAAAGCCTCAGGAACTAATGGAGGTAAGAAACTTACTCTCCCTAGAGCACTGGCTGTGGAATTAAAATTCCCTGCAGCAAAGATGGCAATATCAAAGAGTATCCCTCAAATGGAAGGTAAAGCTCCTATACTTATTTACAAAAAGTTTATTAGATATGATGTATCAGGAGAGTCTCTGACAACTTCTTCTAAGACTTTAGATAAAAATGGTAACCCTATATTCACAACAAAGCAGGGGAAAGATACTCCTATGTTGTATGAATTTGCAGGAGAGGATAGAACTTCAGGTAACCCTATATACATATCAAGAGATCCTTTAGGGTATCGAGGTAAGGGAGGTGTTAAATTAAATGAGTTTAATTTTAATCCTGACTCTGTATCAAGCGTTAAGTTGGCCAGTATCTATGATTCTAATAAGACGGGGTATAGGCTTTTAAGTAAAAAAGAGGAAGGGCATGCAGATAGGTTGACAGAATTTTTAACTACCTTGCGACAACCTTTACATTATTCACAAGTAGTAAGATTAACTGCACCACACATTAATAAATGTTAATATGAGCTGTAAACTAGATAGTACGCTGTACAAGAGTTTAAAGAATGATTCCAATAAAGATGTCAGCAGTAGAGCTGATGTTTTGTGGGCCCACGCCCATACACCTGGGTTTAAAAGTAAGTTTGGTGATTGGGAAGCTATTAACCAGTTGTCTGGTGAAGGAGACGCTCACACTAGTAGATTTAAAGGAAGAGTGGATAAGAACGGAGAGCCTACTATTAAAGCTTTCCTAGAAACACTTAATCAGGAGGATAAAAAAATTGAAAATTTTGAGACCTCTGCTTTATATTTAGAGCATGAAGCTTTCAAACCTACTACTACTAGCAAGATTGTTCAGGAGATGCAGGGGAAAGTTATTCAACGTATACGAAGATTACAACAAACCAAGATGGCATCTTTATCAGACACTGATATAGAGATCATTGAAGCAATGAGAGAGACTGCCTCGGAAGAGGAATTCGCTCAGTTTCAGATCGAGGTTAATCGTAGAGCGTACTTAGAGGAGCTAAAAGAACTTAGAGCAGCGCTAGAAACTCAAGTAGAGTTGGCTGCTGTTAAGACTTACTTAGAGACAGTTGATTCTTTAATGTCCAGTGCTGAAGCTGCTCTTTCATATGCTAACGCATTTAGTGTAAATAATATAGCGGAATACAACACGAGGCTATCCTTCTTTGCAGGGCTAGAAGATATTATACAGTCTGTGGATAATGATCCCGCACTGAAAGAAGTTGTATCTGCTGCTGATTCCTTGACAGGTAAAAAGCTAGACTACAAGGGGTTATCTGCTAGAAAGGTGGCACTAGAAACTAAATTCAACACTGCCTCTATAGACGCTATCGCAGAGAAGTGGGGAAATGTTCCAGGTAAAATGACTGCTATAGCCATTAGAGATTTTGGAAATGCTTTCACTGTTTTTAGTGAGTATGAGAGGAACTCAAACCTGAAAGGTAAAGAGTTGAAGGCTCAGTATAAAAAAGATAAGGCAGCGTACATAGCTAACCTTATGGAGAAGTCAGCTGATGATATAAGACAACAGGAAGTTGATCACATTAAGCAGCTACTTTCTAACGACCCTAAAGATTTAGGGAAATTGCATTCTATAATATTAGATGCAAGGAACATGAACAACGACCTTATATCTATGGCTGTAGAGCTTTTAGATATAGCGGATTACAACGTAATGCGTACAACAGTTAATAAAGCTACAGAGTTACACACTTTGTGGAAAGAGTTTATTAAAGGTAAGAGCACTACAGATCAGAGAAGTTTATACGACTCTATGATTGCTAAGGATAAAGACGGAAAGACCACCAAGTACTTGGTTGACAGGATAGGTAGACCCTTTTGGGAGGCCCGAGCTATAGTCAACAAGGCTAGGCTGGACGCTAAAAAGGAACACGGTATAGATAGTGCATTCTACAAAGAAGCCAATAAGGTATTCAAGACATGGATGGATGCAAATACTGTTACATGGGATTACAAGACAAATACCTTCATAGTTAAGGAAAAGTGGTTAGATTCTCAGTATGACTTTTTTGCTAATGAGGCAAACAAAGAGAACGCAGACTACAAAATGTATTGGTTCTTTAGAGGTATGATCTCTGAGAGAGACAGAAACTATCCGATGTTAAGTGGTAGAGGTAGGGGTATGAAACTTCCTGCTATACAGAAAACGTTAATGGAAACTGCTTTTGAGGATGGAGTAACTTCATCTATTGCAAGGGTTTACAAGGATACATTTAAGATTACAGGGGAGGACATTGACTATCATGTTGAGAATAACAGCCCCACTGAAAATAAGAAGTGGTACGATGTTCAAAAATTGTTACACACCTCTCTAGATGAGTATGGTAAGGTTCAAGAGAATATACCTGTATACTATAGGAAAGATGATATAGTTCCTGTTGAGGAGCAATCTTTTGATTTAGCTTCTATCCTTCTTATGGATTATTGGGGATCTGTAAACTTTGTAGAGAAGAGTATGGTAGCACCAGAGTTAGAAGTACTTAGAGGAGCTGTAGGTAGTGACCTTAGAAAAGCATCTCCTAATTACAACGGTAAAAGAAAGGCCCAAGAAATTGCCCTTGAGGATGGTAGTACATTACTTAAGCATGAAACCGTGGGAGGTAAGCAATCCAATACATATTTTGCATTAGAGAGTTTAATCTCTGCAAGGCTGTATGGGGTTAAACAACTAGGGAGCGCTAAAGCCAACAAGAGAGCCTCTGCTGTTATGGCGTGGACTGGAAATGTAATGCTTATGCTGAATGCATATTCTGCTATAGCGTCCGTTAATCAGGCTTCTACAATGTTATTTATAGAGTCAGGCGCTGGGTTGTTTTATGGTGTAGACTTTGGAGGTAGAGATGCCATCACTGCTATAGGTAAGTATGGGTCAGATACCGCCAATGGTAAGATATTTGCAGATATAGGCCGTATACGCCCTCAAGCAAAGACCAACTTACTAGGAGAACGTTTCCAGGCTATGCAAGACTGGTCAGTATCTGCTAAAAGATTTATGGCAGCCACAGGGTTAAGTCAGAATTTTGATGCAGGAGCTTTACACGGATTCCACGGTATGGGAGAGCACTATGTTCAGCATTTGCTTATGTATTCCTACATGAATGCGGCGAAAATTAAAAACTCCAAAGGAGAGTATATAAATAAAGAGGGTAAAGCAGTAGAGAGCAGAGATAGAGCTATGTCTATGGATGAGATGTACGAAACTGTTGAGGGTAAACTAGAGGTTAGAAAAGGTATTGATATAAACTCAATAGAACTTAAAACAGGTAGAACCCTAGATATTAGTAATCCTAAAGCATTGAGAAGTGCAGAGTTTAAAGTTAAAGACGCTTTATTAGAACTTAATTACTATATGAACGGTAATTATGACTCTAAAAATAACTCTCACTTTCAAAGAACTATTGCAGGTAAGGCTGTATTGATGATGAGAAAATGGCTAGGCCCAGGTGTTTTAAAAAGATATAGAGGTATAAGTCAAGTGTTTACTAATAGAGATGACTTAACGTCTGAAGATTTGTATTACAGTAGACACTCTGAGGATATGAGTTACGGTCAATACACTGAGACTATCAGATATATTACATCCCTAGGTAAATCAATCTTTAGCTTAGGGTCAAGTATTAAGATGCAAGACAACTGGCACCAGCTCTCTGATAGAGAGAAGGCTGCTATACATAGAACAGTATCTGAAGCAGTGAGTGTGGTAATGTCTTTCGCCATGTCTGCGTTAGCTTTAGGTATAGCCGTAGATGAGGATGATGAAGTAAAAAGAAGACAGCTTATGTATTTAGCCTTCTACTCTAGAAGACTGTACTCAGAGCTTTCATTCTATATGTGGCCTTTGGAAACTTTCTTAATTCTTAAGAATCCTGCAGCCTCAATATCAATGCTTGAAGGTGCTGCAGAAGTACTAGCTCAACTTGGTGGAGATATAGCTAATGGTGAGCTTGAGATATATAAGAGAGGTAAAAGAAAAGGAAGAACAAAGTTAGGTAAAGAGTTTAGAGATATTCTCCCTATGGTTAAACAACTAGACAGAGACATAGAGTCGTCTCTTAAATATTTAAAATTATAACAAAATGGCAGCATTAACAGTAACAATCACAGAAGCAATAACCCTTAACGGTATAAACAGAGGGGCTACAAACACTTTAACCTCTACTGCAACAGAGGTAGACCACAGAATACTAGATGTTACAACTTCTTATATAGAGTATATACGTTTTGGGGCTGCTAACGGTGCAGGTCAGTATAAGGATGGAACAGTAAACTATGTTCGAATCACCAATTTAGACGCTTCTGCTACTATAATTGTAAGACTAAGGTCAGATGCCCATACAAGTTATGTGAAGATTGCAGCTAAAGGTTCTTATGTCTTTACAGATCAAACTATAGATGCTTATAATGATATTACAACTGCTGATACGTTAACCAACTTGGATAGTATAGCTGTAAAAACATCTTCTGCTTCTCAAATTGAAATGTTCATTGCTGTAGCTTAAAAAATAAAAAGGGAAGATAAACGCCTAAGCATTTATCTTCCCTCTTAACAATCAACCAACAAACAGTTTTTAAGCCGTTATCTCTAAAGCGATAGCTCTGCGTTCCGCAAGCTCTTTCTCTATTTCATTAATCACCTCTAATTTAGAGACTTCATAATCTTCTAAATCTGACTCTAAGTTATTGTGGTCAATAGCTTGGTAATCAGATTCTAGATAGATATTCTCGTTATTACCATTCGTGATAGCGATTGGATAATATTCACAGCATCTCATTTTAGTGTTATTATAGTCTTCAGGGACTGCAACAACATTACGAGGACTAACTAGTACCTCTAAGATAACTCCGTCACGGTATCCAAAATCGTGTACATAATCCATAGACCCTACGTGTAAACCTGCAGAGCAAGTTTGGTAAGGGTCAGAGTCACAATCTTCTCTTGGCATAGTGATAGGTTCGCCTACTTTAACTATCATTCCATGAGCACCTGAGTGATAAGGTTTGAAGGACATTGATTGGTTCAATACTTCCTCAACTCTCTCTCCTGTATCTCCATCATAACTAACGCTGACAATCTCTTCACCTGTTTCTACGTCGTACTTACGGGCTATTTGTACTGCCTTATACGCTAAGAAATA